AAGTCGGTGTGCGCGACCGGTGCGACGGCATCTTGAATAGCCTCACCAATCATGAAGTGAACGACTTCCTTCTGGACGTCGGTCAAGGAGTCGTAGACTTCTTCGATGGTTACCCCATCGGCGTTGTCGGTCCCTCCATCTGCGGCGTGCTCAACCTCGTGACCGAGTTCAAACTCTTCGCCGGTTTGAATGATGACATCATCATCGAGAATCGTCTCAGATCCATCACTGTGACGGATTGAAACTGGATCGATGAGTGCACCAGGATTGGCACCAGCAAGAACGAGACTGACCTCACGGATAATACCGTGAACAACGTTCTGCCCATGCTTCTTTAGATTATTCGCCCAAATAGACAAGGCACGGATGTCCTTGTGGTTGACTGCGCCCTTGGCATGGACGGCTTTTGGTGTTTCATTGAAGAAACAATCCACCCAAACACCATCTGGGCGATTAGTAAGGATTGCGTGGCCAAGGATGTTCTCAATGTCTGAGTGCCCATGCATATAGACGAGAGGAACTGTCATTTGATCCTGATGCGCAAATGCATCGGGCATGATCGTTACCCCATCGGAACACTTCAGCCCCGCCTTAGTGGCGTAACCGCTGAAATCAGCTTTCATTTTGACTGTTCCTTTCAGAATTCTGAACTCCTGAAGTTGGTGGTGGATTGGATGGTTGTGGCATGTTCGGATTACTCAGTTTGTCCGCTGTCGGATCATCAGATGGTGCAAACCCGAGCTTGTCTCTAATCTCATTCTTGGTAACCACTTCGTTTCGAATGAACTTGTCGACAATCTCAGCGATTTGACTGAGCGGAACAAACTTAAATGGTTCACGGAAGTAACGAATGTCTTCGTTTCGATCCAACCCTGTCTTACCAAGGAAAGATCTCCGCATAGCTTCGACGATAGCTTTGACCAAGGGGTAGATAGTCCGCTCATGATAGTTGATCATGGTGGCTTCGTCAGCAGTACCATTCATTACCTCTGGTGTAATACCGAGTTGTCCATAAAGCATCTCCACCAAGTACTCAACCTGCTTGAGAAGATTGTTCTCAGCAGGTCGGTTGAGTTGGGTGATCTTCTCGGTAGCATCAGCATAGGCAATGCCATACTTACTCCCAGTTAGTTGGACCTCGATGTCATCACGACGCTGATTAGCCTGTTGCCGTTTGGCTTCAGACTTAACTACGTAAGGGAGTTGGATGATGATGTCGAGTTTGCCTGAACTCAATGCTCCGTCAACCGTATCCAGAAGTCCCAACTTCGAGATCAAGCGTTGCATTGTAGAGTTCGGTTCATTCATGACTGGCGCCAATGGGTTTTCAACGATCGCCACAAATCGTTTTGGCAGGGTAATCTCTTGACGCTTACCTTCGTTCTCATTCCAAACAGACACACGAATGTGACGCTTGTAATACTGAAGAATGTCGCCAACTCTCATGTCTGATACATCAGTGATGTTCAAACCTAACGTATCTCGATCATGTACAACAGGAACAATCGCCGCCATACCCTTGTCGAACATAGTCATCGCTATGTCTTGACGAAATGCTGTTGGTCCTTGATCGAGATTGGCTTGCAAGGTGAAACAATCGTTCATCTTGCTTTTAGCGTCAGCTTTGTAACGACCTTTCTCATCTAGCATAACGTGTTTGATGAGAACGCCGCTGACATCCATTGCTATTCGGTTGTATACCGAAGTCACAATCGACTTGTCATTGACGAAACCTCTACCGTAGGAGCGATCCGTACGACGGGCTGTTCCTGGACCGAGATTAGTACTAGCGACTAAGGTGTCTTGGTTTGCAAATACACTCCAAACCCTTCGTAACCTATCAAGAATTGCCAATGGTCATCACCTCCTACAGCTCGATTTCCCAGGCGGACAAATATTCTCTAGCGTGTAGAGGCACGTTACCCTTTTCAAACAGATCTTTTAGATCAGAGTTTGCTGCCTGATTAATAAGACTTTGTTTAGCACTAAACTGAGAAATGAAGTTCTTTGTTTCTGGACTCATTTCTGCAAGTGCTTTCTTTGCAGCGGGCGGCGGTCGAATATCGCTTACTTTGATTTTACCAGCATCTTTGGATAGCCCCGCCTTCATGGCGGCTGAACTGAAATCAATATTACCAATACGATTCAAAGATGATTGCGTGGTTCTAAATTTACGCTCTTGTTGAACGATACCGGTAATAGCAACTGCTGCCGCAACAGCACCTACAGCAATATTGAATCTTCGTTCACGTTTTAGCGGATCGATCTTTTTCTTTGATTTTGGTAGATCGTTAACTCCTACGTTGCGTTTCTTTCGAACCCCCCACTTCATACCCTTGACGCCATGATGCTCAAGGAAGATTTCGCTATCATCATCGATCATTCAAACGCCTCCTTGTTTGCCTTATAGGCAACGTATGCATCCATCATGGCTGAAACGTTGTCGATCTTTTCGTCTACACGCATCTTCAAAAGCTTTCGGTTACCATTAGTATCTTCCAATGTTACGGCGTTACCCATAGCAAACGACATAAGCTTCTGATCGAAGATCAACTTTCGCTGTTCGGCTAGAATCTTAAGCTCCCCAAGAGGAACCGATTCCGTTCTAGCACCCTGAATGACTTTCTCAATGCCAAATGGACCGTTCTCCATCTCCCAACGAGCAACGAATTCCTTGGCATTGTAAGGGTCGAATCCAAAGCATCGAATGTCATACTCATTGTGCTCGATAAACGCTTCGAGATCGTCGTAAACTTCCATCATGTCAAGAACGGTACCTTCAAGAACATGAAGACTACCTTCTTGAATGAACTCGTCGTACTTGAACCGCATCGAAGCCTGAACCTTATGCAAGGTCAGTGTAGTAATGTAACTTCTAGTCTTGATTCCAAACTCATCATTCCGAACAGGGAACATAAGAGTGAATGCGCAGAAGTCATCACCCTGAGAAAGGTCGGCTCCGAGCGCGCACGGCATTCCTTGGAAGCCAACTCGACGGTGTGGGATTGTTTCTTCGTAAGTAAAGAAGTAAGTGTAACCCTCCATAGGGATACCGAACCGCTTTGCCAGAATATCGTTCCTCGCAGCCGGAGCTTTCTCAGCACGCTCGACATCCAAGTGGTAGGTATCATACGTGACCGTCTTTCCAAGGTTGGGATTGGCCTTCAACCACGTTTCTGGGAAGGCAACCTCTTCAATGTCGTCCAACTTGTAGTGCCAGATCGAGATGTGAGGAGCTTGATAGTCACCCTTGAGGATCGTAGCGAGTTCCATTTTGATGGTATCGCCAGAACCATTCCTAACAGTTCCCTCAGAACTAATAGCAACGATCAAATAGTCCTCCATCTTGGAAGCACCCTGTTCGATGGCGCCAACAACATCCTCTCTAAGATCTCCAGACAACCATTCGTCGACTGTAGACACCTTCGGTCTCAGACCTTGGAGTTTGTTGATGGTCATCGGTCGAATTTCTAGCATCGAACCAGTAAGAAAGTTCTCAATACCCTTCTTGGTTGATGCTAGTTTGACACGATTAGCTCTCGAGCCGGTCGTGTTTTGTAGAGAGCCCTCTGTCAAGAACTTGAACAGTGGCCCTCTCGCTCTAGTGATAGCAGTCCGGAAAGGTTGCATTACCTCTTCGGCCTGTTTCATAGTTGGGGCTGTTGTGATCTGGTGGGTCGTTGAGGTATCGACGTTTAAGAAGTAAGCATGTAAGCAGTACGCATACATTGACTTTGCGGCACCTCGTGCCACGATCAAGTACTGCTTTGTAGTAAGCCGCTTCTTGATTAGCTTCTTGATGTAGTGCCCGGGTTCGCCTTCGCTTCGAGGAACCCAGACACTGCGCTCGACGAAGTAGTACCAACAGAAAATCTGTTCTGCCCAGACCTTGAAGGTGTCCAACAAGTGAAGATTACTACCATCTGTTAGTGTCAGCTCGTGCTCGCAGTATTTGATGAACCCTTCGGTTGCTTGATCGTCATACCAAATGTTGGGGTTGTCAATCAGATCGTTAATCCGATTCATCTCTGATGAGATCTCACGATTGACTGGGATCTCTCCTCGCACTACCTGATCTCGAAATTCTGCATAGTAACGTGGAGTTGCGGTATTCGATAACGTCATACTACCGCCTCCTCACGTTAGAACTGACCAATAGTCCCTACTGCACCTGATGTGCGGATCAGCTTGACTGCTGCTGCAGCGCCGGCGGCAACAACCAGTTTGGTAGCAGGTGACCTGAGTACCGTCATCGCTGCACCTTGAAGAGCAGTAGCTGTGCCTACAGTAGCCAGAACTTTTTGTGCTGCTGTTCGTCCTTCACCAGTAAGTCGTGACAACTGTTGTTCGGTATTCAAACGATTAACAAGCTCTCGCAACTCAACATCACTAAGTTGAGCTTTATGCTTTCCTAGATTTGTATGATGTCGTTGCGCATCAGCAGATGGTTTTACTGGCGTTCCGCTATGACGCCCACCAGTTGACTGTCCTCGACGAACACCCCATTTCATGCCCTTGACACCAAAGTGTTCGAGCCAATCTCTACCCGAATCTGCAAAACTCATGTTTAATCCTCCGTTGGGTAGAGTGCGTACTCTCTGGAGACATTGAGTCTCCATTCGAATTCGGCGATTTGTCTTTCCATCGATGCGATGAAATATGATGATTGAGGCGGATCGAAGATTTGACGAAGCTTAAGGAACACATACGTTCTAACCGAATTCAATTCGTTTGACGGTACGCCTGCTGTTTCGTAATCATCCCATTCGGCTGTCGCATCTTCAATCATAAAACCGTCTACAGGACCGATACCGAGTTGCGTCAATGTGGAAAACACAGAGTTGATGTGCATCAAGATGTCTTCATCAAAAGCTGTATAGTCCTCAGCGAAACCGATCGCCTTCTTAACACTAGTTAGAATGCTGGGTTCCATGAATACCCCTTACGTTGTGGTCTCGTTCTGCTGTTGATAAAGCTGACGAGCGACTTCCTTTTGGACAGCCACCGGGTCATGGCCGGCCGCACGGAGAGCAATGTCTCGTTCACGACCTGTACCCATTTTACCCTTGATGACTTCACCAGCAGCGTTTGCCACCAAGCCTTCGGCTGGATCACCAGTCTGACTTCCAGTGGGTTTTGCGGTGGTCTTCTTAGCGACCGTCTTCTTAGCGACGGTTTTCTTAGCTGTTGCCATGATGGCCTCCTTACATCGGTTGGTAGTAACCTTTAAGATCAATGACGACATGTACTGAAACTGGTGAGTACATTTGGAAAGTTCCGTCCGGGGCCAGTTCCACCGTGACTTCGTTGGCAATTGCTGCACCAACTCCGAAATTAAGTTCGGATGATGTTGGGCGTGGGCCACCAGGCCAAGCCTGGAAGAACCCAGGAGCATTGGCTTCGACCCCAACAATGTTGACGATTGCATGCGACTTGCCCGCCCCTTGCGGAACAGTCACTGTGAATTGCGCCCCAGGCTTTACCTTGTAGGCATCGTGGTTAGGACCGTCTGGACCTCTCGAATCGAGGATACGAGGTGGGACCGTTTCGGGACGTGGAATGAATCCGTGCATAACATTGATCTCCTGTGACAGTTCAGCCATCTTCTTCTCGACGAGAGTACGATATGCAGTAATCGCGCCCTGACCCGGGCCCCAAGAACTGCCATCCGGCCACCACTTGAGTGGGTGGTTTTCCCACGGACCAAAAGGATCGATCTTTCGGCCGGCTTGGGTGGTTCCTGGACCGCAATACTCCTTGTGTGCAAATACGGCGCCTGGTGGCAACCGCTCTGCTAGACAGATAAGCGCATCTGTAGTGATCGAAGCTAGGATCTGTTCCCATGGCCATTGTTCTCCAGTGCCCGCGTTACCCATTTCGTTGCCGATAAGCGTTTGGTTCGCTCGATCGACTCCTACGTAGATTGGACCTCCTGGTTTGTAAGCTCCACCCAAACCCCCGTGATTAGAGGCTCCGGCAGCAACGATAGCGACTTTACCCTCACGTCCGTGATAGAGATTTGAAATGGGCGATGGCGCATATGGGTTAGTGAAAGCAAGGTACTGAATGTCCTTTTCCCAGTCCCACGAAGCGGGCGATGCGGTATGGTGTTTAAGGATTCCATTGATGCTATCCATTCCTCCCGATCCACGCGATCGAGTCATCCATCCGTGAACCTCAACTACTTCGACAATCCCTCGACCAACACCTGGTCTAAGAACGTCAGCCATATCATGTAACCAGAATCGGCCCACTATCTTCTCCATTCATCTCTCGAACAAGTGCTTTCGCCGCTAGCTTCCTTTCCTCAGGGTCAGCAATTACGTTGATTTCATCGTATCTCGCCTGAAGCTTAGAAACGGAATCCCAATCAACATTAGAAAATACGTCGCCATCGTCGAAAGCATCATCGTCCTCGAAATCACCAAAGTCTTGTGTCACCAGGTGTCCTTTCTTTGAAAGGCTGACGTAACAAAGAAGCATCGCCGTAATGAATAGCATTATGCGTGTCCTTTGACGTCGTGATTAGATACTCGGGGTCCAATATCCAGTGTAGACCAGCAGTAATATCGTCAATGCTAATAGGATTGACGTGATGAACAAGAGGAGGTCCTTGGATCTCATAGTCAGCCATTCCTAGGTCGAATCCGTTATCACGCACAATCACGTAATCACGGAGGCTCTTCCACTCTCGGGATCGATAAAACTCTTGATTGATCCAACGGTCGAAGCCGAAAGTGGAACGTCCTACTTCGCCGCCGAGCTTTAAATACTCGTATCGGCCTTCGAATGTGTCCTCTCTACGCATTTCTGAGTATGTTCTAATCATCGTCATACTCACCCTCATCTTCCTGACCGGAATATGAACGGAAAGCCTTGAGTGCATTCGCTGTCAGTTCTTCCAGACGACCCTGTTGTTGAAGCGCTTCGACACGAGCCTTGAGTAACTCATTCTCAGAACGCAGACGCTCTTGTTCAAGCATCTCTCGGGTTGAGCCCAGTTTAAGGTAGTGACTAATAACTTGGGCTGAAGCAACACCTTCTCGCATTTGACGTTCGGCTTCGTTTACCGCCAGTTCAACGAGTTGGTTTTCTCTGGCTTCTGGTGTGGCGGCAGGAGGGCGGAGTGGCCGCTCCAATTTTTGCTTACCAGCCACGTTCGCCTCCTTTCTATCTAAGCTTGGCGATTATGAATCGTCTCCCAACTACGTTGTCGCCTATTTGTCTTGGGGGTCGATGATACACGAGTTCATTGTTGAACTTTACAAGTTCGTAACAAGCAGGTGTCACAATTGTTCCATCGGGTAATCGTAGTTCTGTTGGACAGAGATTGGCCCACACCAATACAAATGGATAGATGATGTCGTCGATTTCACGATGCCAATCCTCTTGCGTAGTAACTCGATTCACATCTCGTTTCTCAAACCGTCGTGGCAAATCCAAATCGAACAAGTTCGGATAGATTCCTAATGATGTGATCAAAGGCCGCCGCATGCGAAGTTATCCGCTCGATACGTCCCTGACACAACTTGCATTAAGACGCCAGCATTTCTACCGTCAAGAAGTTTCGACCCACTAGAATCCGTGAACGAAAGGCGGAGCACTGGTGTTCCAGCTACCACCTCGTAAACTCTAAGATCTACGTTATTGCTGCCGTTCGTTTCTGCTTCAACTCGAACCCGAAATGGGGGTGTGGGAAGATTGCTACTACTATTAGCAATATTAGTGCTAGTACGACTTATT